ATACGAGAGAAGTTTAGGGACCAGTGGGTTGCATTTTGCTCATGGTGAGACAGAAGGGCCACGAGTAGATAGGAAGATCGTCAAGGATACTATCGGGAAGATCCGTGCAATGCATCTCAGGGACGACATCGTGATGGTACACGTTGGAGGTGTTTTCGAAGAGGGCCACACCGTTGATGTAGAGAGAAGATGTAGCGAAGTTGTATTCATCAGCCCAGTTGTTACCCGAAGCTTGACCAGAAACGAGATGAAGAGACTTCACGGGGTGGTTGAAGTAACTCAAGTCAATATCAGTATCCGTGTTGGAGGCGAGTTGATGTTGGGTCTGGGTGATGAGAAGTTCGTGGTCAGTATCGGTAAAGTATTTACGCTCATCCGTGTCTAAGTAGATGTAGTTACCATATACCTTGGGGGTGCTACCAGGAGTGAAACCATCACGGCACTTGATACGAATTTCGACGTCGTGGTACTGGAGGGCCACGAGAGGAAGTACTTTGGTCCAGTCTTCACCGAAAAAGAAGGGAATCATGTAGTGGTTACCCGTGTGATTATCCTTGCGGGCATTGGTGCTGACAGCGAAAGACGCCTTCGCACTCGTGTCACGCATCAAAGGGTTATGAACACCTTGGATGTAGAGTGAATCCAATTGAGACACCTTCTGACCACCAATCCACAAAGCGAACTCTGTGGGACTGGCGGCATTGTTGGAGTAAAGACCACTCGTGTTTTGTTGAACCTCAGCAATACCATCGGCCTCGATCCAGATGTAGCTCATGAGATCACCCTTAGAACGGATGGGGATGGAAACTTCGTTGGAACTGTCGAAGGTGCCGATGTAATCCATGCGCTCAGCCTTCATGGCGAAGTTGGTGTATCGCTTATAGTTCTGGCGAAAGAAGCTGACCTGGGGATCACCAGTGATGTACACATCCTGGGCCCCCACCGACACGAGCTCAATTAAAGCAGCAGACATTTATTAATAAATGATATTAAAATTTTGGCTCATTATAAACATATGGTGGTATTCCAAGCTCTGACTTGGGAGGCGCGGGACGTGGATGATGAACACATGATCAGTATAGTAGGTAAAACTGAAACAGGTAAATCGGTCTGTCTGACGACTGTTTTTGAACCGTACTTCTTTGTAAAGTTGCCGAGAGGAGCGACTGACCGCGATGTTCGTCTCTTGTACGATGACCTGAATAAACTTCGCCCAGATCACGTGACGAGTTATAGTGTCACACAGAAGAAGGATGTATGGGGATTTCAAAATAATGAAACCTTTGCCTACATGCGCCTAAACTTCAAGACCCTCGCGGATCGCCGGAAGGTAAATTCAGTGTTTGTGTATAACCGCGAATATAGTAAGTATCATGTATATGAATCGAACTTGGATCCTGTCCTGAGATTGATGCACCGCACGGGTATCCAATCCACCGGGTGGCTCGATACTGGAAGTGTATGTGTTCGGTCACATCTCGCGAAGGTTGATATCGATCTTTGGTGTAACGATTGGAGAACTCTAAAACCAGTGGAACGGGATGATATAGCACCATTTGTCGTAGCTTCGATTGATATCGAGTGTAATAGTTCAACTGGAAAGTTCCCGAGTCCCGATGTTCCTGGTGATGCGTGCTTCCAGATAGCTGTTTCACTGTGTACATTCGGAAACGATGAGCCTTATGAGAAGGTGTGTCTTTGCTACAAGAAAACAGAGGGACCTGACGTAGTGAGTTTTGATACAGAGAGGGAGATGCTCGAGGCATTTCAGAAGTACATACACGAAAAGGATATCGATATCATCACGGGTTGGAATATCTTTGGGTTCGATCTTGAGTATATTTATAAAAGGGCACTTCTGACCAATTGTGATGAAGAATTTTTCAAATTGGGAAGGTTACACGAACCATCGAGTGAACTCCTGTTGAAGAAATTGAGTTCGAGCGCCCTCGGGGACAATTTTCTGAAACTTTTGCCCATGACTGGGCGATTCATATTTGATATGTTCCATGAAGTGAAGAAAGGGTACAAACTCGACTCGTATAAATTGAATGAAGTTTCAAAATTGTACCTAGGAGATCAGAAGATCGACATGTCCCCGAAGGAGATGTTTGCTCGGTACAAGGAGGGTGATCCAAAAAAGTTGGGTGAAGTCGCAGAGTATTGTATCAAAGATACCCTACTTCCACATAAACTGGTGAAAAAGTTGTGTACGCTTCTAAACCTTCTAGAGATGGCGAAAGCGACATGGGTTCCCCTTTGCTTTCTCGTCGAGCGTGGTCAGCAAATCAAGGTATTCAGTCAACTCACGAAAAAGGCAAGAGAATTGGGATACATGGTTCCGACGATCAAGTACGGATCTCTTCCTGAAGAACCGTATGAAGGTGCGACTGTTCTCGACGCACAGAAAGGTGCGTACTATACACCGATCACAGCCCTAGATTTTGAAGCGTTGTATCCATCGATCATGATGGCACACAATTTATGTTACTCGACACTCGTGATGGATGAACGACGCTATGGGAATATACTTGGGGTGAAGTACGAGTCCTTCAAGATTGGTGAAAAAACATACAAATTTGCGCAAGATGTGCAGAGTCTTTTACCCGCGATTCTTCTTGAGCTCAAACAGTTTCGTAAAAAAGCGAAGAAGGATATGGCGGCTGCGACGGGTGCTATGAAAGAAGTCTATAATGGTAAGCAACTTGCCTACAAAGTATCTATGAACTCTGTGTATGGTTTTACTGGTGCTGGGAAAGGTATTCTCCCATGTGTGCCAATCGCGTCTACGACGACGTGTAGGGGTCGCGGTATGATCGAGGAGACGAAAAACTATGTGGAGGCAAACTTCCCTGGGGCAAAGGTGAGATACGGTGACACAGACTCAGTGATGGTCGAGTTCGATGTAGGTGGCCGAACGGGTGAAGAGGCTGTAAAGTACAGTTGGGAGATTGGTGAGAGGGCGGCGGCGGAGTGTAGCGCACTGTTCAAGAAACCAAATAACCTGGAACTCGAGAAGGTCTATTGGCCCTATTTCCTGTACTCGAAGAAGAGGTACGCCGCGAAACTTTGGACGAAGGGAAAGGATGACCAGATGCACATGGACTACATAGACATCAAGGGACTCCAGGTTGTTCGGCGAGACAATACACCCCACGTGAGGGAAGTGTGTAAAGAACTTCTCGATGTCATTCTCACCTCGAGTGATCCTGGGCCACCACTCGAACTCGCGAGGGAACGCGCGATCGAGTTACTCTCCGGTGACGTTCCAAACGAGAAACTCGTTCTAAGCCAAGGTCTCTCAGACGTGTACAAAATCAAGGGGGAGTCTGTATCTGTAACGAGTCCGGAAAGTGTGAATATCAATCAGTCGCATGTACAGGTTGTCGTGAAGATGCGGGAACGTAAGCCCGGTTCCGAACCACAATCAGGTGATAGGGTACCTTATATACTCACAAATACGGGTGATCCAAAGGCGAAAGCGTTCGAAAAGTCCGAAGATCCTAAATATGTGGAGGAGCATAACATTCCCGTGGATTATCTCTATTATTTTGAAAACAAGTTTCTCAATCCTGTGTGTGACCTTCTCGATCCATTATTTGAAAATACTAAACAAGAAATCTTCGGTGATATTCTAGATCAACACAAACCAAAAAAGCCGAAAGCTGGTCCTGCCCTCAGTACGATGAAGAAAGAGCAACTCGTGGAAGAGTGTAAAAAAATGGGACTGGATGATTCTGGTAAGGCTACGGAGTTGCGAGAACGGATTAAAGGGGCTCGGACAGGATCGATCGAAGACCTATTTAAAAAATATGAGCAATCTACTAGTAAGATATGAGTCTCTATGACCGAATTGCAGATATTTTCGATGAGGAATTAAACGAACGCCTCGTTTCGATGATGAACGAATACGTAGAGATCATCTCGAAAAAACACGGTATCTCTATGGAACTCCTTTTGAAGGATATACCCGAAATATTCTCGGGAACAATATGCAAAGGGGTGAAAGCTGATGGAAGGCGGTGTACATTTCGGGGTATCAACGATGGATATTGTAGGCACCATGTGACACAAATAAATAGACTGAAACATATGTCAATTGCTAGAAGTAATAGTCATAATCATAGTCCAGAACTCATGTATGTGAAAGATTGTCCTGGTTGTAAATTTGCAAACGAGCTTATAGATTTGGGTACTATGATTGGTAATGAGTAAAACTGATATCCTACTAACTTCAATAAACACTTTCTACGATGAACAGGAAAACAGATCTAAATTGTTAAATATTTTAGACAAATCGAGTGGTATATCACTACGAAATTTAGAATGGTTCATCACCAACTATGCTAAGAAAAATCACACATCTTTCACAACCCGTGATGGAAAATTATTCACGGTTCATTGTGCGTATAAATCAAGTCTCGATGGCTATAGTAAAAAACTCTTCGACCCATTTTGTCGGTCACAAAAGTTTGCATACGTAGTTCCCGGAACATCTCATGAAATTCATACAACTCTCGCACAGTTGAATTTCATCAAATGGTGTATCAAGAATAACATCATCGAATATATCAGTACCAACAAAACGTCGTTATTTAATAAGCAACTGACATAAATCCACGTTCGAATATAAATGTTTGGTACCCCGTGTAATACATATTCAAAGAGTACGTTTTTGTAGTCACATCCACTTCTGTTTGATCTAGTTTCACTTCTATATTTGTTTTATCTGACTGTATCTGACTAAAATCTAAGTTTCCCGATGGTTCCACATTGATCGGATTCATCGAGAAACTATATGTATATATATTCCTAATCGGCCTAGCCAATCTGTTCCTGAATGGGATGAGATATTTGTAATAATTATGGTTTGTTTTGGTCACATTGGGAAGACGGTTACCGTTTATGTGGAAACTCGCAGATTCCATAATGGGATCGAAGAATGTCGTTTGATCGTCGAAGCTCACGTTCGAGGAAAAGTTGAAACGATTTTGAAACAACATTTCTTCATTTGTACTGGATGCACCAATGGCATCATCTTCAACTTCAAAGTCTGTATTTCTCAAGAACCAATGAAAACACTTTACTGGAATATCTGGAACGAGATTGTTCACGATCGTGGAAACACCAATCTCACTTACCGCGGATGAATGTTTCCGGACGAGATCGGTCACGAGAATTTGTTTCTCGTTGGCCAGGTACTGTCTTTCTTCGGGGCTGACGCTAATCTCTTCTGTAACAATGTTGAAGGATGGAAGAGTTACTGTTCCGTTAAAATCTGTGAAAAATGTCTGTTTGTGAAACTCTAACTCGAATTCAATCTTTTGGCGATGAATCGCACACACGGGAAAGTATGGCCTATTTGGTTTATTCGATGAATATTCATCACTCGCATACTTCCTGGAAAAGAAAAAGTGAAGAGGAATGACTAAATTTGAACTCAAACGGGCATATGAATCATTGCGACTCGATTCATCAAAACCTATATTTCTATTTACAAGAAACCTATTCGCTACTTTCTCAGAAATTTCGAGATACAATTCATCGTAGATAATTCCCCAATCATCATGGATCTTTTCGACTTGAATGTCATCGACAAACATCGTGATACTCTTGAGGATATGACGCCCCAATTGATCAGCGTAATTACCGTTGTCTATACCAGGCATCGTGATACTCAGATACATGTTACTCAGTAGGTCACCCATATTCATTGGATTAAACGGTACCTTTATGGTTTGTGCAAATGGCCAACCAGCAATAGTTCCATTATTGATGACGTTATGAACACGGTGATATTTCCTAAATTCTGAATGTCTCTGTGTTTTATAATTAAAGAAGGATTCGTCTGGGTCTTTGGAAAGCAGATGTGTATCCTGCTTTCCAATAGCTTTGAGGGAAATTTTAGAAGCCTCACCCATATCTACTTACTGCTCACATATTTTTAATATCATTCTTCCACATCGTGATGTGACTCGTCTTCATCATCTTCTCGAGATCCTCTTTCGCTTGCGTCGCCTCATCTGTGAGTGCCTTGACGCGCTCTTCCGTGTACTCCACCGTCCTCGTGTTGAGGAGGTAATCCAAGTTTCCGTCAATCTTGGGAAAGATGGAGGACATCTCCGCCTCGAGTTCCACCTTCTTCCTTTTGAACACCACCAGTTTCCCCTCGATGACCATAGACACAAACTTCGACTTATGGTCGCACATCTCTGCCCGCTTCTCGAGGACATCGATGAGGTGTGCCTTCCGCTTCTTGTAATGTTCGATTCTGAGATCCACGAAATCCTGAAGAATCTCTTCGGGACTCGCGTACTTGTGAATACCCTTGGTGGGGTGGAAGAGGTGCATGTTGGAGACACGGAAGGTCTTCCTCAACTTGAGGTCCTTGAGGAGATCCTTACCCGCGTACTCCGTGATTTCAAAGTGTACATCTTCGGTGGTCGAGTTATTGGTGTACCCTCCAATCAATTTCTTTTCCACGAGTGTGTCCAGGTACTCCTTATAATCTTGGGTCCATCGACCGGGGGGGAGTTCAGTCACCACGATGTTACTTCCCGACCATTTCCATACACCCTCCATCATCCACGTATCCTCCTCCTTGTGGACAACCCCCTTGAACCCCCTGAACCAGGGACGCATCGCGACGAACGGCTCACCCTTGAGTGACCTCTTGATGTTTTCCTTGATGTCATCGGGATTGAATGGGGGCACATAGCAACTGAATCCCGTACCGATACCTTCTGTCCCATTCACCAAAACCATGGGGAGAGTGGGCATGTAAAAGTCGGGCTCGATGGAGCGACCGTCATCATCCAGGTAATTGAGCACGGCATCATCCCTGGGGTCAAAAATCTTCCGCGCCTCCTTGGTCAACTTCGTGAAGATATACCTCGTCTGAGACGCATCCTTACCACCCATGAGTCTCGTACCGAACTGACCACACGGTTCCAAAAGGTTGATGTTGTTGGACCCCATGAAATCATTCGCCACTTTACGATCGTGTCCGCCAAAGAAACTTCACCGTGGTGGTAGGCACTCTTTTCCGCCACGAATGCCGCCAGCTGGGCAACCTTCATCTCCTCCTTGAGATTCTTCTTGAAACACGCGAACATCACTTTACGCTGGGAGGGTTTGAGACCATCCGCCATGTGTGCGATAGACCTCTTGAGGTCTGCGAGACTGAAATTCACCAAGTCTTTGTGTACAAAGTCGGAGATACTCAACTCCTTGACGCGACCATAGGGAACTTCGAGTTGGTCAGCATCCTTCGCGGTGTTCTCCAAGAGCCATGTCTTTCTCGCATCCGCCTTCTTCTTATCAAAGGCGAGAACGATCGATTCATCAGTCATCGTGTCCACATCAAACTTTACCGTGAGGTCCTGAATCTTCTTGAAATACTCACGGGCTTCTGCGCTCGTGGAAGTACCCAGACCCTTATAGTACTTGACTTTCCACCCCTGTTTCCCGTCGCCGTACCAGGTGCGGAACGCGGAGTCTGTATAGAACGATTTCGTATCAGACCCCTTGGAGGCCTTGATGATTGGGGTCACCATACTCACCACAAAGTTCAGCTTCAAGAGACTCGGCCAGAAATAGTGAATCATGTTGAGGATGAGACCCTTGATGTGCGACCCATCGTTATCAGCATCGGTCATGATCATGAGTCGCCCGTAGCGAAGATCTGAGACGGTAGTGTACTCCTTCCCCTGCTGGAGTCCCAAAATCTTCTTGAGGTCGTTAAACTCCTGGTTGGAGGTCAGTTGTGCCACGGAAACATCTCGAACATTCTTACACTTACCACGAAGTGGGAACACCCCATAGTGGTCACGACCCACGACTGAGAGACCCGCGACCGCGAGAGTCTTCGCCGAGTCACCCTCTGTGACGATGAGGGTACAATCCTTGGAGTGCGCAGTACCAGCCTTGTTCGCGTCATCCAATTTGGGTATACCAGTAATCTTAGACTTGCGGGCCCCATCCGACTTTTGGAGTTCCTTCATCTCCTTAAACTTGGAGAGGGCCAGGAGTTCTTCAGCGATTCCAGTTTTGAGCACATTCTTGATGAATGTTTTAGGGGGTTCAAACTTACTCCCAAAACTCTGGGACTTTGAGGTGCATTCAGACTTCACCTGGCTGGAGAAGGTCGGGTTCTCGAGGGTTGCCTTGACGAAGATATTGAAGGCGTTCTTCACCTGTTGAGGTTTTAGTTTGATTTTCTTCGCCATTTCGTCGATGATACCGTTCGCGATGAGGTTCGCGGCGTGGTCGACGTGGGTTCCACCCTTATTGGTACAGAGTCCATTCACGAAAGAAACCTGTTCCATTCCATTCTCAGAGGGTCCGATACACACGGACCAACGTTCGGTATTCACCGAGCAGACTTCCTCTACACCCTCGTGCATCTTGGCGTAGGCTTCGAACGTTTGTTTGGTGAGTAGTTCATCGTTGAACTTCACTTTACAGTTTTGGGTGGTACATATATTCGCATCCCAGACCCTCTTTTGGAAAATTTTGTAAATGGCATCGTCCATCTTGGACATTCCGAAACGTTTCCACTCGGGGGTAAACGTGATGGCGACGGATGACGTAGCACCCGAGTGTTTTTTGATTTTTGGGGGGTCACACACGGTCATGTTCTTCGACCAGGATTGGGTATAGGTCTGTTTCGTCTCGTGGTCCTTGATGACCACAGAGAATTCAGTCGAGTAAATGTTCGCCAATTTGGCACCGTAGCCGTTGCGACCACCGACGATACGCTTCTGGGAATCATCATAGTTGGTACTCGTGAGGAGGTGGCCAAAGACGAGTTCGGGGTTCCAGAGACCCTCCGTCTCGTGCATTTTTACTGAAATCCCACCGAGGGGACCATTGTTCTCGATGGTCACCGAACCAGTCTCCTTATCGATGGTGACGGCGATGGAAGTGACATGCTTGGGGTGGAGAGAGTTGCGGTCGATGGCATTGACCAGAATTTCATCAAAGATTTTCAAGAGGGCTGGGGAATACTTGAGGTTCTGCTTGGAGAACTTTTCACCATTGAGGATCCAGTAGGGTTCGGAACCCTGCTCGACGGGACCGACATATGAGTCAGGTCTCTTGAGAACGTGTTCGATGTGGGTGAGTTTTTGGACACTTTCCATGCTTTCTTGGTTTTATTACAATTCAAAGCTCTAACTTAGGTTGTTTATTACTTCTTGACACTTCTCCCGAAACCGTTTACCGCGACGAACTTCGTCGTAGTCGTGAAGAATGTGAAACTTTGGTGAGTGTGGTAAGAGATACACCCCTTTCTGACTAAAGTGGTCCTTCATGAGTTCATATAACTTGAGGTCTCTCTGATCCACCCACTCTCTCGTAGCCCAGGGTTTCATGGGCATTCGTCTATAGTTTTTACTGAACAGGTTACCCTCAAGATCCCTATTACTTCCTCGAGAGTACCAATCATCCAGGCATCGCCTCATGTCCTCTTTGTACGCCATTTTACTTAACACATTTTTTGGGTGGACTTAGGTTACACAAAACAAAACACACAACGTGTCTGTTGGAACCCATTGAATGTACTCGCAGCCGCACTCGTATACGCCCCAAAGTTTTCGACGTAGACCCATTCGCCGATCGCCAAATCTGGGAGTTGACAGCTTTCGGATATGATATCGATCGAGTCACACGTTGGACCGAAGACGGTGGATTCGTAGCGTTTACCTTCTCGCTCGTTATAGGGCATTATGATTGGTTTCCGTGATCGAAGTAGACACAATTGAAGGATCCGTAAATACCATCGTTGAGATAATAGATGAACTTCTCACCGATTTTCTTTTTACCGATCACGTTCGTCACGAGTGTGTGTGAAGAACACACGAAATACCGCCCAGGTTCTGCGATGATCTCCACATCATCACCCGGAAAAAAGTCGTCGATACCCCTGTTAATTTCCTTGGCGATTTCTTCGAACGTGACGCTGTCATCCTTATCGTACCCGGGAAATCCTCCGCCTATGTCAACCAGATTGAACGCGAGACCGACTTCTTTCGCGACATCAAAAATCTTCTTGACATCTTCGATGGCGTTATAGTAGGTCTTGGCGTCCAAACAATTACTCCCGACATGGAATGAAACACCGATAACATTCAGACCCAAACTCTTCGCGATGTTGAGAATGTTTCCGATTTCGTCTCGGTGCGCACCAAACTTACAATTAAATTTACAAACAGATTTAGAATCATCTACCATAATTCTGAGAACGAGTTTGGCGTGTGGGTGATACAACTTAATTTTGTACAGTTCGTGTACGTCATCGAACGTCATCAGATCAACATCTTCCGAACGAGCGAACTTGATCTGTCCAGAAGCCTTACACGGATTCGCGAAAATGACATTCTCAGGGTCCGTACCTTGTGAGATGATCTGACTGATTTCATTTTTACTCGCGCAGTCGAAACCAACATTAAAACTATTCAGGAGCTTTGTGATGACAGGGTTTGGGTTACATTTGACAGCATAGAAGGGTTTCACGCGCGGGAGGTGTTCGTTCCACTTCTCGTACTGTTCCACGATTTTCTTGATGTTGACGATATAAAAGCACTCTCATCTTCGTTATTTTCTATGAATTTTCCTATGACATCGATCACACTTGTACACCCCTCATCGACATTTAACATCACACTCTGAATGAACGAGACGAGTCTGGGTTGGACATGGATACTTTTACGGTAATCTTTTCTTTAGTTAAGTTAAGAGATGTACCTCTACCTTTTTATCGCAATCGTCGTACTCATCGTGATCATGCAGAACAGATCCAGGGGTATGAAACAGTCGATAGATAAGATGGTGAAACAGTCTGCTAAATATGCCATCATGGCTCAACAAGATTCATCACCTGTTATGTCGGTTCGTCATGGTAATTATGCGGCCGCATATCTCCACGCACTCAATGATATATCCTCTGAGCTGCAAATTCATAACGCTACCGGGATAGATGTGAAAAAGTTTAAGGAGCATATCATGAATGTCCAAGATATGACAACCAAAAAGACTGTCGATCAATTTCCAGATTTCGCAGGACAATCTGATATGTACCTCTCTGAAATTGCAGGAGATACCTAAGTGAATGTGAAATCTTACAAAAAGTAAGAAAACAAAATGGAAGTCATCCGTGATGAATTATGGGAACGTTGCCTCGCGGATGCGGTCAAGATGTACCGATTCAGCGAACCAAATGAGAAATGTTACAGCCTCGCAAATGCGACGTGGGCCATGAAGAAGAAATATCAAGAAGCTGCCCAGAAAAAGGACTCCAGAAAGTTAATAGTCCTCGATAAGCCACCAGATGTAATCAACGAGCAGCGAACCGCGAAGAAGATTTGCTGTGCGACGACGATGACTGGAAAATCCTGCGCATTCAAGGCTGTGTGTGGGGACTACTGTAAGAAACATAGTGTGAAGAATGTAGCCTTGGGAACAAAGGTGGATGTGAGCAAAATTAAAATCACTGATTAATAGAAACGTAATGTTAGACCAGGAGAGTCTTAGACCTGTAATAATAGCGATGGTACTTTACATCACTGTCAGCATCCTTTTACCTCGTATAGTTAAGAAGCCCACGGGTATCCAAGTCGTCGATGATCTCGTGATGTCAAGCATCGCGCAACGAGATTCAATGATGAGTGGTACCGTTCTCATCGGTCTTATCATTTTCGCTACCAATTACATTCAAGATGAATTCTTCTAGAACATTCTCCCTCCCAACTAGTTTTTTAGTATATTCGTGGTCCATCACACGAACCCTAGTATCATAGGCATGTCTCATGAACTCCAAGAGTTGGTCAAAGTTTGGCTCCCCCCAAACCATTCCCTTTTTGAAGAGGAAATCGTCCCTCTCCAACTCTTGAAGTCCACACTCGATCATATAAGGTGTCTTTACATATTCCGGAGCACCACCATAGTTTGTAACAATCACGGGTTTATCTCTGAGTGCCGCCTCTACCGCGCCCATACCTATACCCTCTGAGTGTGAGAAACTTACGTAACAATCACAGCGATCGTGGAGCGCATTCATCTCTTCATCGGATAACATTTTGTTGATGACTTCAACTCGTGGAAATGGGATGTGAACTTCTTGATTACTCGTGGCTTTGACGACGAGTCGCGTGTTCGGTTCATTCAATCGCACAAAAGCCTGAAGAATGTCCCGAAACTTTTTACGGGGATCTGCGACGTTCCCTATATGATAAAACGTGTACGGTCGCTCGGGAGGTGAAGGAATGTGTGCGTGGATAACATAGAACACATTCTCGGGAAATTGCCGAGAGAATACCTTTTTACAGAATTCACTGGGTACAGCCACCTTCTTAAACTCTTTCATGATGAGACCGTAGTCTTCATGAACGGTTTCAGTTTCACATATGGTCATACAGGCGAGATTTTTTACACGCGTTCGTACATACTTGAGATATTCCAGGTGATCAGCAATTGGTAGCATATAAATCAGACCATGCTCGGATTCGGGAAGTTGACTTCCATATATATGATAGCTCGAATTGGGTCTGAACAATTTAGTATATTTCACCGCTTGGTTTCCTATACCTGAATTCAGATTAGGCCCAATCACGATCATTACATTTAAAGATTATCTTACCTTTATATATAATACACCATGGAATCTATACGCACCGAGATTGAAGCTGAACTCAAACGCACTCGCCTCGATAAGTGTCGCTTGTATGACCTCCTCCTAAAGATTATTGATAACACTACCGCGGGTGGTGTGGGTCCCCAAGGCCCAGCCGGCGCCACCGGTTCTCGTGGCGCTACCGGCCCCGCCGGTCCCACCGCCCCTGTGTGTGAATGCAAATGTGTCTCTAAGGTGACTCTCACCAAACAGGTTCCCACGAAGAAGAAGATCGTCACCGCTTCGGTCGTCTAAATGTATATAAAGTTGCGATCCCCCATTATAAATACATGTTGGCTATTACCCCAGTACGTATTTATAACCACCTCTCACAAAGAGGTTGAAAAACTAAGGACAAGGAACCACCACCGGGATATCCATTTCCATTTCAAATTCAGTTTCATACTATGTCGATCCACAGTCGTATGATGATGAGAGACGGTGTCCTTTTTTTACCTCCCATACTTTTTACGTAGAAGATTTATTTACCCACCACATGAAACCACCGAAAATAGAGACTAAAATTGCTATGAGTACACCAAATGAATATTTTTTAGGTTTTTCCTCTGGGGGTTTGTCAGGCAACTTCTCGACATTATGATTGAGTGTATCAATTTTTTTGAGAAGTTTCTCGAGTGCTTGAAGAATTTGAAGTTCTCTGTCTTTAGGTTTTTCTTTCACATTCACAGTAGTAATTTCCAGGACCATATACCATTTCGAATCTGGTTGAAGTTTTACATAGTCACCATCATCTTGTTGTTCAAAAATTTCAAAGTTTAATTTTTTTATCGATATAGGATTGAAATAGTTTTGCTTTCTGTTAAATATTTTAGCCTGTTTGTCTCGAATGACTGTAGCTGAATTTGGTGTAAAATGACGCTCAAGGGGAACTCTCGCAAAAATTTGGCCATGGCGTTCATCCAGGACCTGTGCCACTTTAGGGATATCAGGGCACACGATGTCCACGAACTTTGCTATATCCCCTGTTCCAATCAGATTTTCTGGATCTGCTTCACCAACTTGTGTGATATAAAAATCAACCATCTTGATACCCATGACTCTTCCCATATCTTCAACATGTGTGTTCGATTCTAACGTGAGATCGAGGGAAAATGTATTATTTGTACCATTCACAAATGAAGAATCTAATAAAACATACTGAACTTTTTTGGGTATATCTTCAGGAGACATTCTACTATATTTCACGAAAAAAAAAGTTGGTATAATATAATTATGAATAGGCGAACGATCCTCATTATCATTCTTGTAGTTGCAGTAGCTGGTGGTGCTTATTGGTATATGAACAAGGGAACACCTATGGTCGCGTCTGCACCCGTATCAGCGCCAATGCCCACGCCGACTGCAACCGAATCGGTAACCGAATCGACCCCATCGCCATCCGTACAGAGCGCGATGGTCCAGGAAGTTAAAGAGCCAGTCGGATCCCACCCCTTCGCCGGTGACAGATTCATCGTTTCTGCTAAGGATTCCAATGCTGTATTGGTACCAACTGAGCAGGACAACAGATTCCGTATCGATAAATCAGGTGCCAGAACCAATGATATGATGGTAGCGTTCGAACCTGTTGAGGGTAAGGAAAACACTTATTTTTTGAAATCGAAAGGTTTAGGTAAATACATCAAGTATTCCAATAACGGTTTCGGATACAGATCCTCTAAACCTACCACGTATCACTATAAGATTAAGTTCACGGCGGTTGGGGAAAACTACGCGATGTCTTACATTAACGATGACGGAAAGGAGTTCTTTTTTGGATATGATGGTGAAAAAATGAAAAGTAGTGAGAGTGTTACCGATATTATTAGCACCGGTTTGGTCGGTGTGGTCGATGTCGATGTGAGTGGTTTTGTTTTACCTGGAAACTTTGGAAGTGATGCTGAGAATTTCAGGGAATATGGTCCAGCTGACGACGATGACAAGATCAACGACGTTCAAGGTTGCCTCACGAGACTTGGGGAAGTTGATTTGGACGAGGAATACAGGGAAGGTCTTTTATCTATAGCGTACAATAAAGAGGCTGATACACCATGCAGGGCGTACCCTAAGAGTGATTCGTATTCCTACAATGCGGGTGCCACTGGTTGGGTGACCACATGTATCGATAAATCAAAGACATAAAACAGGATGTTTACTGTAAATGAATGGGTATAAAAAGAAGTTGGAAAGTGATGTAGAATGCTTCAGCTACTTACAATACACTGGTCTCGATGGGACTTACTACATAGAAGTACATCAATGGATTAGATGGCACTATGGATGCTCCCACACGGGTCTTACTCGATATTCAGTTGGAACAAATGCGACTCGAACGAAACCTAAGTAGAGCTGAAAGAGGTGAAACTCCAGAAGAATGAAAGAGTACCACTTTCCGTTGGTCACTGACGAACTTCGTATCGCATTCCTTCAATCGACGGAACCTCTCTGTCCCGACGTCCAGCGCCTTATCTGGCACGAAGTACTTCATTGTACACAACCTATTGACCCCCCAGCTACACCCAGAAAATGTCCAATTTATTCCAGACTGTCCGGAGCTTCTTTGCCCCGAAACCTTCTACGCGAGTTATCGAGGCTGTGAATGAGTGTGGTGAGAAGCGGTACATCGAAATGGAAAATGAAAGACACTTTCAAACTGAAAGACGCCACGATTTAGAAATCCTCCTTACGAAGTGTAAAAGGTTATTATCCTTCGTAGAGAAAAGAGATGATGTACGAATGTTTGAAAAATTGGCACTCTTTGTCGTAAAGGTGAGACAGGCTATGTACCGCGGTACTAATATTCGGGAATTGTTTCATGAATTTGAAGAGATTGAAAAGGGTTCTGGTGACCTAAGTGAAATCAAAATGATGGGATAGTATGTAAACATGGACCTTTTCCATAAAATAATGGATCTTGTTGACAAGAACTCGGAAAATATCCCTGAGGGAGACTATCTGGCGTTGTGTGATACCATCAAGGAGTTACGAGAACACGTGAAGCCGCCATCCTTTCTAAACCAAACTACCCCTATGTGGGTGAGTGACGAAACACTGCGAGGACCTCCGGTGTTTCACCCAACATCTGACCGACTACCATCCGATCCTGATACAGCCGCTCAACGGGATAGAGAACAACTTCATCAACGATGGAGAGAACTTGATGATGCCGAAGAGCGTGAGAACCCGGGGTTGAATCAATTTTTACGTGAGTTACATGAAGAGTGGTCTGACCCAGTTGAACCATGTGCATACTACCCTCCGCCAAGACAGGGAATGCATCAAGATGTTGAAGTAAGCCTAAGTGAATAGAAGTACTTGTAATGTTAAGAAATAATGGAAGAACTCATGAGTCTCATCGATAAACACTCTCATCGAATACCTGAGGGTGATTATATTCACATGTGTCGATTAATGAAAGAAATGTATAAAACCAGGAATCAGTTACTTGTCAAACCCGATGTAGTTGGCGAAGATTTCATCATGACATCGGATGCCCTCAATAAATGCCACACATGGATCAGAAGTACAGAAGCTCTCCGTGATGCCTTTGAAGAACACGAGAAGGATCCCGAAAACAAGGTAAAATTGGGAATTTTCAGACAAATACGAGAAGCTTCAAAACTTTACTGGCGTGAACTTAACGCAACATATGGGTTCGATGAACTCATATGGTTTGTAAATCGTGGTTCAGATGCACGTAGGGATTTTAGATATTATTCTACAAAATAAAGTCGTAAATTTAATATATCTAACGCCTCGGTCTGAGACGTAAAGTACGGAGGTCCCGCCACGCATGTCTAATAATACGAGGGGGTGCCGAGGGGTCTATTGTAGCTGGGGTGAACCTTGAGAGTTCTTTTAATTTGAAATGTAATTTCTTGAGTTCATTTGATATCTTTACATACGCCCACTCATTTCTCGTTGGGAACATCTCATCATCGTCCATGATCTTTCGTATGTGTTCCATACCTAAGTGAAGGCTAGAAATTATATTTTTCAAGAAAAAACATGGAAGATCTCCAAAGCCTCATGGCATGCATCGATGAAATCTCCAGTCAGATCCCTGATGGTATCTATCTGAAGATGGCAGATCAAATGAAACGCGTTCATGACCACATGAACGGCAACAAACCGATCCACGAAGACACTTTCTATTACAGTGACGATGATTCAGAATTTGAAAGTGATGATGACAGTGACAGTGACTTCGAGGTTCCCACCGTTGAAAATCGACGGCTTCGAGAGCGAGCATACCAGAAGCTCAGAGATGAGATTTTTGGATTAGTGAAGCAGATGCACGCGGAGTACAAGGTTCTCAAGAAGTGGGACAAGGAGACGAGACGTGAATGGACCCCCATCAAGCGTATGACTACGTGGCGAAAGAGTCAGGCTATCATGACCTGGTGTGATAAGACCAATAAGTTCTGGACTCCCACCCGTGATAGTAGGGAACTTGTTTGTGGTTGCACCGATCAATTCGCCTTCTGGACATGGGAGAAGCTGACGGAATACGGTATGAAGATGATCGTGTTTGAAATTGGAACCGAGGCTGAGAAGGTCTCCGCGTCACGTGGGTTCATCTGCCAGGACGATCTCTCCCTCAAAACACTCCAAAAACTTCCCGCGTTTGAAAAGCAGATTTACGAGGAGTACAAGGAAGAGTCTCACAGGAAATGGAACTCGTGTGTTGAAGATGCCAAGAAGAAGGTCAAGGAATCTGAGGAAAAGATGAATACCTTAGAGAAGGTGTGTAGAGAGAGAGAATATCTAATTGGTGGTTTCTTATGCGACCGCGAATGCCGTGATTACTGGGACCTTGATACATATGTATTCACGACCGGTCGGACAGTTCTTTAGAAAAATAGCACCTAAGTTTGTAACAATATATGTAATTTTCATCATAAACATGGGATGTTCCCGAAGCCACCCACTCCCTCCCGGTATTTTCGTTGAAATGCCGTCACCACCCCCTGAATGGTACGCGAATGCGGAAACAATCACCACGTCTAATGCTTTTGACGAGTGGACTAATAAGGAACTCGACGATGAAATTAGTAGACTTCAGAAACGCGTCAAAGAACTTGAAACTGAAAAGATAAAAAAACGTGTAGAGTGTGATGATGATGACGATATCATGCACGACCCCGATGTGCGTAAAATGGTCGAGAATGGTGAGCACATCTGTCACATGTTTGATGGAGAATGTTTAGCGTGCACGATGGATGAGGAAGCTCAAGTGGAGAAAGTGGATCATTTACGTGCTCACTTTTGTTAAGTTACTTAGACAATTTAATTTCATTTATAAATAAGTATGAATGATCTACGTCAGGTTATGCAACTCATCGACAAACACTCGAGTATCTTACCCGAAGGGGACTATCTCGAACTGTGTAAGCACTTGAAGAATGCGTATAATCGTAGAGCCGATCCTGTGTATTTCTTTGACTACGAGAACTTTTCGGTTTTACCGGTCGGTTCAACACCTGAAACGAATAAATATTTTCAAGAGTATTATCTCGACAAGGCGTTGAACATAGACAGTGATTTTCTACTTGGTCAGATAATCTACCTTCAAAAGGAACTCATGGACGCACAACCGATTAGACGTATCACGAAGACGATCAGAGAACGGGTCATTCATCATTACCGCATGATACACGGGGTGGATATAGAAGAATTTCCCAAAAAGACTTTACAGATAATGTGTAAATCGTTTATCGATACGGAGAATGAATTCCGAGAGCGGTATTGTGCGACCGTCGAGAAACGACTTGAATGGTTGGATGAAGCGGATCACCGACTCGGTGAGATGTAAAAAAACTCAGGATAAAATCACGAAATCCAATCCTAAGTCACGACCCAAAACTCCAAAAAGTATGTAAAAATGGAGAGTCTCACTGAACTCATGGAACAACTCGACCTCATTTCCAAGTCAATTCCAGAGGGGAATTACTTGAAGATGTGTAACAGTATCAAAACCCTTCACACCGATATTCGAAATAGGGCTCCTCCTAGGATTGAAATGCGTCGTCCCATGATGGCAGTACCATTTATGCCAATTATGAATGAATATGATGTGTGGGCAGAGAATCAGGCGGCACTCATTTATATGGAAGAACAGATCAAAATGAAAGAGAAACAATTGAGACAATTGAAAAGTCGCAAATATATCACAGAGGTTATGAAGAGGGATGCGATTAAGGAGAGAGCGCAGCAGCTTGACATCAGGCTTCAGTCGTACACACTAGAGGATCTTCGTGCGAAGGGGGGGAGAATCCCAAACGAACGAGCATTTTACAAGGGGTATATTGAGAGGCAAAATGTACTCACTAACGGGGTGCGGGTGGATCTGGAGTTGGAAATCCGAGAGCTTCATGAACATATTCAGATTTTGTAAGTTTGGGTACACCACCATTGATTCCCCCCTGTGTATTCGAAGATGATGTGGATGAGGGCACCAGCGATCAGGGGAATCAGTGGAATGCCTAACTTTTCGAGTCCCATGATGAGCACGAGATTCATGATACCGATGACAAGCGATTCAATCAGGATAGTAGTAATAGGTCTAGTCATTTAATATATGATACGAAAAAAAATATGTTTGTACTTTAATATAGACGATGGTCGTTTTTTTGGTCGTTTTATTCTTGATCGCTGTCGGTCTTATCGTCGCCTATTACATGGGATACCTAGACAAGTATATAAACCTGAGGCACCGCCACTTGTACCAGCAGCAGTTATAACCCCCACACCCTCACTGAGACCACCACTGAGACTGCGTCCGCGTCCGCGTCTGCACCTCCACCTCATACAACAACCGAATTGACTTTTCCGGAGGATATCCAAGGTTTATCTGGGAGATATAACATAGATGGATTCAATGACGATACAGACTCGTGGACAGATTTTTCACCGATGAAAAATCATGTTCTGGATGTAAAGGGGGATTTGAAATCTGAGAAGGGGTATGTATTTGGGACACGAACCGTCGGTTTTAAATTTCCGATAGGAGTATTCGGACCCGATAATGCCTATACGATGTTTTACGTCACACGATACAATGGCCCAATGAAACAACGTATTTTCGATGGTACTGATAACAATTGGATGTCTGGGTTCTACAAAGGAAGAACTGGTGTGGCACATCATAACGGCTGGCTCACACAAAATAGTACCGCGATTCACGGACCTCACGAATGGGTCATAGCCACAGACGCACCCAATAAATACAGGACAACTGGTGAAGAGCGTGTAATTAACAAGAGTGTATACAACTCAACCTCCCAAATTACTGTGAATATGGGTCAACACTCAGCCAATGAGTCCAGTGACTGGGCGATAAAGGAGGTCATTTTCTACAATCGTTTACTGAATCTCGATGAGATTGCTCGTGTTGAAGCCTACTTGTTAAAGAAGTATAAACCCGAATTACCCAGTGACGCGTATGCGGCTAAAGGACACATAAGTGGTAACAAAATCGTAGAGGACCCCAGACCAATTCCATATGGGTACGGAACCCCAGAATTTTGTCGTCAAGAAGCGATATCACTCGGGTACCCCGTTTGGGGACATCGGGGTGAGAAACATGCGAATGAAAAATTGAGAAACAAATGTTTTTATTACACTGAAGGGGCTTTCGATGATTTCGATGAGAAGGAAAGTGATGAGGTGAACCAAATTGGATGTACTGATCCAAAGAGGGATATTTTCAGTGGATGTCCGGAATAAAAAATATAGTAGTATTATATAAATATGGCACGCACCGGTAGCCCAGGTGGTGGTATGATGATGATGCTATTAGTAGTATGTTTATGTTCCAGTATATCCGCTGGGGGTGCCGGATATTATTTCACAACTCAGGGAAAGGAAGGGAACGGAACGCAAGAAGTTGTAGACGATGAGTTTAAGGCGAAGTACCAGGAGGCTATGCTGGCACTCGAGAATGAAAAGGCTCTCGTGAAAGGTCTTGAAGATGCTAAGACTGAATTGTCTGCCGCTGAACAGCGATTGGCGGATGCGAAACTCGCCTTCGAATCTGGTGAGTTTGATAACGATGCGATGAGGAACGCGGCTCTCGCGAGGGTACAAGAGGCGGAATCTGATGTGGAAACATCTATAAGCCGTGTAACGGAAGCTGAAAACAAGTCCGACAGGGCCGCGATCGAGCGGGATACCGCGGAGAAGAATGCGGCTTCGGCACTCGAAGTGGCGGTGACTAATGGGACACGATTGATTAGTGAGGCTACAGATGAAGCGCAGGCAAACCTGATCGCGGCACAGGGACGCCTGGCTGAGGTACGATTGGAAGCGATAGCGGCAATTGAGAAAGCTCAGGCGGCTATAGATGTAATCGAAGCACAAGCCGCTTCGGAGCAAAAGATCTTGAGAGATAACGCACAAGCGAAGCTTGATGTAGCGACAACTGATGCGGCGAGAGCCGCAGTCATCCGTGAGAATGAGAGACTGGACCGTGAGTGGGCCGCAGCTAAGGAGGCTGAAATCGCAAGACTCAATGGCTTGATCACCGATGAGAAAGCTAAGTTAGATACTGCACAAACGGCAGTTGATGCTAAGAATGCGGAACTTGCCAGACAGCAGCTTGCCCTCGCAACCGCACAACAAGACACAGCAGCGGCGATAACGGCTGCTGCGGCTATAGAGGCGGCTTCGGCCACTCCAAATTTGACGACTAGTACCGGCGGTCCTCACGATGGTGGGATCATATGGCAAAGTCATGATATCGGTGGGCGATTCCATAGTCCAGGTGGTCTGGTATGGCTCGGGGGTGACGGTACCGGAACCGCGGGTGGTCATGGCGCATGGAATAAAACGTATAAGTTTAGGTGTGAGAAAAATGGGGTTGCTTCACCTTTCTCACCTACGTATGGTCCAGTGAATTTTAGAACATACCATAATCCCAAGATACAGGTAAGCAATGAAGGAACGAAACCATGTATAGATGGATTTAACCTCCAAGTTTGGGATGCGAACGGCACCACTAATATCACTTCACAAATGAAGAATTTCGATAATACTGCGGCATATAACGGAACGGATCACAGGTTCTACGATGCACGATCTGGTGTCGCACCTAAGGGGTGTATTGGTGCCTGGGATAGAAGTGCGTGTCGTACAAAGGCAGGAAAACGGCCAAACTCAACCATAACGACGGGAAATCAAACTTGGAGAGTAACAACCCCTGCTGTAATGGGGGGGAGTTGCCCCCACACGGTTGGTCAGACAAAAGGTTGTTAAATAAAGCTAATGACATTTAAATTTTAATATAAATACAATATCCTATCCTTTATTGTATTTACATCTCGTGAAAAAAATCGTAGTACTAGTTAGGTATGCGAAACACCATTTTAACGGTGGTATTATTGACTTTGCTGATAGGTGGTGGATCAGCTGCTTACTATTTCAGGAGTAACGCGGACGCATCAACAAGGGTCGAAGAGGCCAGGGCAGCAATAAAAGTGGCGGAGGCGGCTGAGGAAAAGGCAAAAGCCTCCTCTAAGAAATTAACAGAGACAAAATCTGATTTTGAAAAGGCTCAGGAAGAATTAGAAAATGCGAAAATGGATGCCGGTGCTTCGAAATATACATCGGATGCTGAAAAGGCCAAAGCTGAAAGTCGTTTAATTCTGGCCACTAGAGCCTTGGAACAGGCGACTGCGAACCTGAAGAAGGCTGAATTGGACGACACGGTATCACAGGAGCAACGTATTAAAGCACGTGATGATGCGGAAGCTGCGCGTGTTGCGGCGGCGGCGGCGATAGAATCCGTGCGTATCGTGGCCCAGGCTGGTACTGACGCGGCTGAAATTGCACGTAAAGGTAGAGAAGATGCCCAGGCGTTAGACGATACGTCAGCCGCGGAAGCAGCAAAGGCGTCTGCGGACTCTGCGCAAATGGTATCGGATGCTAAAGATACTGCTGCGAGTGATGTAGAATCCGCCATTAAGGCTGCTGCTGCTGTTGATTCCCAAACCGCGGGTATCTACACGGGTATTGCTGAGGGGTACGTGAGCATGACAGATTTCCAGCGTCGGTCCCTAGAGCCTCGCATACTGGTATCCCACCAAGGTAGAACCCGCGTGTATCCGGTGCCTAAGTCGGTTCTCCTGGGCTCGAGCTCAAGAGCATGACTGACCTCGCGGAGATTTTGCGGGAGTTGCGGGAGTTGCGGGTGATCGTGGGGTCTCTCCAGCCGTGTGTGCCCCCAAGGTCTCTCTGTGAGGGTGTGACTGGTAAGGGTACTGCTTGTAGGAACCGGGCCATCGGCGAGTCCTCGTGTTGTCGCATGCACGGCGTGCGGTCCGAGCGCCCCCCGAAGCCCGCGCGGGCCCCCAAGGTCGCCAAGAAGCCCAAGAAGATCCAGCCCGAACACGCCCACGGCATCGGCGAGGCGTGTGGGGCCTGTCCTTTGTGTGACACCCACGGCGACGTCTGGGACCCGGGGTTGCCCGAGTATAAATTTTGTGCGTAGATGGATGTCCGTTTAGAGGCGTCTCCGCGTTCCCGGCTTTGTTCCGAGTGTTTATTTCACGTTGGGGTGGGGTGGGTGTTGTCGCGTTAGCCGTGATTTTGAAATTCTACGATTGAGAGTTCTTCAGAAAGTTTATCGACTTTGTCAAGAAAGTAAAGTAAGTTCAGTTGAAATTCACTTCATAAAGTTTGTTATAAAAGTAAAGGTAAGCTATTTTAGAAAAAGTAAAGTAAGTTTGTTTCAACTTTCATATGAAAAGTAAAAGTAAATTCATTTTGAAAACTCTTAACAAGTTGTTAGAAACTATTTTAGAAAAAGTAAAGTAAGTTCAGATTACCATGACATCTAGTGTATCCAAGGTTCATATGAAAAGTAAAAGTAAATTCATTTTGAAAACTCTTAACAAGTTGTTAGAAACTATTTTAGAAAAAGTAAAGTAAGTTTGTTTCAACTTTCATATGAAAAGTAAAAGTAAATTCATTTTGAAAACTCTTAACAAGTTGTTAGAAACTATTTTAGAAAAAGTAAAGTAAGTTTGTTTCAACTTTCATGTGAAAAGTAGTTCAGATTATCATGACATCTAGTGTATCCAAGGTTCATATGAAAAGTAAAAGTAAATTCATTTTGAAAACTCGTAACAAGTTGTTTGAAACTATTTTAGAAAAAGTAAAGTAAGTTCGAGAAGTTCTAAGAGGTTTAGGGTCGCTCCGGTCCGGTCACGGCCGCGGATATTCAAGTTGTATTATAGGTTATGGGGTGTTTATTACAATCTAGAGGTCTAGGAAATCCTCGAAGGAACACACGTCTTTGTAGTCTATGGATTCCGCGAACGCTCGGAGGTGTTCGGGGAGGTCGCCGGGGGTCAGGCAGCTCTCGATGTACACCCGTGATATGTCCATGTCTCGATCATCGAAGTACGTAAAGATCTTCCTGAGAGTTCCGTCATCCGTGGCCTTGAGGGCCTCGCAGAACCTATTTTCACAGAACGACGAGCCTCGGAGGATTTCGTTCTTGATGTATATCTCGACGTCGTCGTTTTGGCATGTATAGATCTCGTCGGAGAGCATCGAGCCGTCCATGAGGGTGCTGAGACCGCCCGCGAGGTAGCCGAGAAAATCCTTCTTGATGTGTGAGATGGCCATGTCTGTAGTTTGAATGATTTTATTCTGGAATTTCGTGTGACTTGGGTATCATTTCACACGAACTTCTAAAAAACAAACCTAAATGGGTTCCACAAAAACGGAATGTATCGAAGATACGCAAATTTCCGTAAGAATGAACTCCGACGACGTGTTAGTCTGGAAAAAGTGTTATAAGATTCGAGAAGTCTGGGGTCGCTACGCTCCGGATACTGCCGCGAATATTTTTGTGCCCCATTTCTTTCAAACCGAAACCTTACTAAACTGACGAGACAACCCTCACAAAAAGCCCTACTTCAAATTGGTCTAAAACTCCCGTCACTATCTAAACATCGTATGAGTAATTGGCCTGGGAATGTGGAAAATCACAGGCGAATTATTTTCTTAGCTATATATTGAGAGAAATCAAGAAATGCCCCCCATTTCTTCCCTATTTTTGCCCCCTATTTCTGGGGTC